CATAAATGTAGTGGTGATGATCTATGATTCGAAGGAGGTTTATGCCACTCAGTGTAGTCTTTGAAGTTTATGACTTAGCAACTAAAAAGGCTAAGTTGTACGTTGTTAACGGTCCAATCACTCACGTTAGGGCTATCCATGCCCTTCGCAAGTCAAAAGACTTTCAACTTCGTATTTTCATAAATAATCAAATCTATCACTGTATTGACGTAACCCTTCCAGAATTTAAATGATCATCGAGTACACCGCCTGCATTGATACACATAATCCGTGTGGGTATTCTATCCACAAGGAGGTTATGTGATTATCAATCAGAAGGTGGCTCTTGTATTTGCTACGGCGATTAATGCTATCGGTATATTGATAGTGGTAATCATATTGACTCTTGGCCTCACTGGTTGCTTATTTCAATTTGCAGCTAGAGAGGGTAATGCTTCTGCTGACGTTTCTATATCGTCATCATGAGCATACAAGCGTCGATACTCCATAGCGAGTACATGGAGTTGCAGACTTCATCGCAACTCCTTGAATGGGCCGAACAGCACGTACCCCTTGATCGTCATTCAAGAATGGCTTTCTTAACGGTCTATCGGTTTGGTGTAGAAATAGGAAAAACTCGCACGTTCCAACTAACTTTTTATGAGTTAGCGAACGTGCTGTTTATCATTAAACTACACTTTCCTGATATTCCGAGCGGATTGCGGTTCTTGTTGACTTCTTGGGTTGACGGGCCAGACGACTTCATTCAGTCCAAAACTGACATTAATGGTGTTCTCCAGTTATCCGTTCGAAAATTAACGAACGTTATTTCTGTAGAGCCATCTTTGCCAGCGAGGAAATACCCACTTATCATTCAATCGATAGTTGGGTCTGAGGGGCCTTTGAGAAGGACAACTCATAAGCCCCCGGTATTAGGTAGTGGGCGTGTGAAAATTACACGCAAAAATCCGGAGATCGATAACTTTACAAAAACGACTGTAGTGACTACACAGCTTGGTGCAGGTCCTCCGACCTTCACCAGCCATGAGCGCTATAATCGATCTTTTGTGAGTGTTCGTACTCCGAATTTTACTCAGAAGTCTGTCGCAGGTACTCTTCCGGAGAATCCCTATACCTTGGGTAGGTTAGAGATTTTCCCTGGAGCCTATGACGACAACCGAGCCCATATTAACGGTACGTTTATTAATACGCACGTTGATATGAATGCCTACCTTTTATCGGCGAATGTTCCAACTGGCCATGCCAGTATGGACGAGAACCTGACAATAAATAAATTGGCAGGGCGGATTAACGCTCGAAGCAATCTTGCGGAGAGTCTTATACAGAGTAGTCTGCTTGGGAAGACAGTCGGTCAGAATCTAAACCGAGTTGTCGGCTTTTTGCAGATTATTCATGGTAAACCTTCCGAAGGACTTGCGAAGATTCTTGGGCCTAGTAAAGGTGCTAAGTTTGGGAAAGGGCTAAGTAGCTTGAAGAAGGGTGGTTCTAGTGGAGCGAAACTTTTAGCTGATCTTTGGCTAGAATATCGCTACGCTTGGCTACCCCTAATCGGCGACGTAGATTCCTCTCTTAAAGCTTATTCTCGATATCTTGAGAAACACCCGAAAATCTCATCCGTCACCGCGACTAGTAGGAAAAAGGTTGAAAGTTACGCCGAAGTAGTATTCTTTAACTTTGATGTTGGCAATGCTAAACGTAAGTACTACACTACGTCTACCACTGTCTTCAAAATTGGTATCGAATACAAGATCGACGCACTTGCAACTAATATTCTTTCTGGTCTCGGTTTAACCTCCCCGGCCGCTTTGGCTTGGGAACTCACTCCTTTCTCTTTTGTTGTCGATTGGTTCCTTCCGATTGGCCCTGCTCTCACTGCATTTTCTGCATTTGAGGGTTTAGGCTTTCTGAAGGGCTATAAGACTTACTTTACGAGAAGAGAGACCCGATTAATTATCGATGCCAGTGGTAAGGCCCTAGATTACTTTTGTGTTTTCAAGGGAGATAGCAAAGGAACCAGGATCTTAGTAAATAGGACAGTTCTTACGAACTTTCCAAGTACTAAGCTTCCTAGGCTCAAAAGCCCTCTTTCCTTGATTCATGCAGCGAATGCTGCGGCACTTGTAACTAGGCTTCTTACTCGGTAAAGATAATTTAACGTTGTTCTCATTATGAGGTTCCAATGTCTGCAATTGCAGCCATCAAGAAGAGCTCCATCCTTGGCTCACTGATACGCTCTACGAGCGCAACAGTGGGTATTGATGTCTCGTCTGCCGGATCACCCGGCAATCTCGACCCTGAAGGATTTGATACCAACGGAGTCGCGACTTGGGTTGACCGAAATGGCGGAAGCCAGATCGGTTACCCAAAGCTTACTTTGCTATCCAGGGCGCCTACCAAGACGTCTCGGGTTACCAGAGTGAGCGTTAAGTTCATCCAACCCATATTGGAGCAAGTGCCACCGGCTACGGTTTTCACCAAAGCCTATGACCTTACGGCTAATATGGAATTTCTGCTTCCGGAGAGATGTACCCTCGCTGAGCGTACTGCATTTCTCAGCGTTGTAACATCTCTGTTTATGGTGACCATTAACGCGTCCGATGATGTGCCTACCGATTTAACGGGAAGCCCGTTGCCGAACGCGATTCTGACTCTCGATAAACCCTACTAGCCTGAACAGCTGGCAATCAGCTTAAAACCTGATTAACTAGCCGAAAGGCTGGTAGTCCCGTCTTAATAACCGGGTTCCGTAAGCTTTAATTGGAGAAAACTATGTCTTCCCAGAAGCGTAGTAAGGCACTCTTAAATGAGTGTCGAACTTACCGCGTTCCAGAAGGTTCTACTCTTTCTGCAATTCAAGAAGCTCTGATTGGTCTTGATTGTCCTCGGTCTTTGGCTGTTTATATCATCATTCGTGATGATCCTAAGCAGTTGAAAACTCTGGACTTCAACCCAAGTCATTACAGAGATGTAGTGGCTTGTCGTGATGCTTACAGTGCTACTAAGCTCGTATCTAAGTCTGAATTTTTCAATACAGGCATAGATACTAAGCAGGTAGCGCTGGATAAGTTCTTTCAAATGGAAGAACTTTGTAAGCAGACGAATCGCCGATTTGCTCATCTTGACTTAGACCCCTTATTCAAGGGTCCTAACGTTCGAATGTATAACACATTCGTTCGTAAAGTGTCGGATGTGCTGGTCGGATATTCACCAGAAGAGCTTTTTGATGAGGCGAATTGGGGTCCTGGAGTTACAACCCTGATAAAGGGCAATGCAACTTCAGCTACCAATAAATTCCAGTGTGAAACTGGAATAACGCGAGATCTGTACGATCTTGTTTCCAACAGCCTAGCGGCTGCGTATCCGACGTGGTATGCTCATTTAGAAATGATGAGTTTTCCTACGTTTGATATTGGAAATGAGATAACAACTGTCCCAAAGGATGCGTTTACGAGGAGAGTCATAGCTGTGGAGCCAGGGTTAAATCTCTGGTTTCAAAAAGCAATTGGCTCAATGATTCGCAGACGTTTACTTTGTCATGGGATCAACCTTAACTCTCAGGAGATTAATCAGCGGTTAGCTTTGAAGAGTTCAAAAGACTCTTTACTTGCTACTGTTGACTTTTCATCTGCGAGTGACACCATCAGTAAGAATCTAATCGGTGAGAGTTTTCCATCTCATTGGTTAGTCCTTCTTGATGCTGCGCGATCACATTATGGTCTGATCGAAGAAAAACCTCTCTTGTGGGAAAAGTTCTCCAGTATGGGGAACGGTTTCACATTTGAGCTTGAGTCACTTATATTTTACGCTGCTGCTTATAGCGTCTGTGAGTATCTTCACTTGGATACCACTGATATAAGTGTCTACGGAGATGATGTAATAATACCATCTTCGGCCTTCGAACTCTTTTCATCGTTTAGTGCGTTCCTCGGATTTTCCGTGAATGTTAGTAAGAGCTTTTCTGGTCTTACTCCATTTCGCGAAAGCTGCGGTTCACACTATTATGATGGTATTGACATAAAACCAATGTTCATTAAGAACATTGCTCGGAGTTTGTTGGAATTATATCGACAATTGAACGGACTGCGGCGATGGGCGCATCGTAGACTTAATAATCTAGGGTGCGACTCAATGCTTAAGCCTGCTTGGTTGTCCCTTTATCGAGCGGTTCCAAGGAATTTACGTCTCTTTGGGCCGTGTGATAAAGGAGATGGTTCCATCATTGGAAACTTTGATGAAAGCCATCCTGATCGTGCCAGAAACGGTATCGAAGGATACTTATTCTGGCAGTTTCAACAGGTCGGGAAGACCCGACGCTCTGAGGAAGTTGGTCTATTATTAGACCGTCTTCGGAACAAGTCAATACAAGAGTATGGTAATAACTATACTCTAAGAGGACCTACACGAGTCTCTTTTGTTAGGACTCTAGTTGGGCAGTGGTACGATCTAGGCCAGTGGATATAACTGCTGGCTTATCTTTCTGGTTATGTTAACCAGGGG